GGAGGAGCATCTTCAGCTGGAAATGATGGTCCAATAGGAAACGGAGGTTCAGCAACTAATGCTTATTCATCATGGGCTTCAGCAACTTCAACAGGAGTAAGCAGTGCGTATGCAGGAGGCGGAGCAGGATGTGGTGGATATACAACCAATGGCGTTATAGCAAATGCTAGTGGTGGCGGAGGTGGAGCAGGAAACTCTACATATGGTTCCGTAGGAAATTCTGGAACAAATGGGACTGGTTCTGGAGGGGCAGGAACTGCATTCTATGAAGGCACTGGTAGTGCGGGTGGAAACGGCATAATTATTGTTAGATATCTTAAATCTGCGGTAGGAGGATAATGTCATATAAATCAGTTATTCTTTCAGATTATCCAATTGGCTATTACCCATTAGATGATCTTACAACTGTTGATGTAACAGATTATACAACCCTAGTAGATGATTATGATACATATCAAGAGATTTTAGATGATACTCTAATAACATCTTATGCAAGCATTTATGGTGATATTGCATATGATCACTCTGGCTGTGAAAATGATGCAGTATATGGTGGGGATCCAATAACAGAAATTACTCCAATAGTAATTGGTAATGCAAGAGCAACAAAAATAGGAGATGGAAATTCTATTCAGTATTCATTCTTAAACGACTATACCGCTAATACCACTACCAGCCAATTTGGAACATTAACTTCATCTGACAATGACTTTACGTTAGAGGCTTGGATACACCCAGAATTTTCAACAAATGGATTAACAAGCCTTTTAGCTGATGCAGATGAGGCAATTGGTTTATTTTATGATAATGAGAATATAGTATTTAAAGTACAGTCTCAGCATGTAGAATATACTCTTCCTCATACTCATAAGGTTACCCATATTGTTGGCATATATAGCCCAACTCTACTGTCTCTTTATATAGATGGAATTTTAGTAAACACATCTGTAATTTCTAATTTTCAGTTTAGTAATACAACTTTAGAACTATCAAGTGGTCCTACAACAGACTCATCAGATTCCTTTTTAATAAATAGCGTTGCAGTGTATCGATATAGCCTATCTCCCTCTCAAATTCAAAATCATTATAATCAAAATGTTGGGCTTTCTCCAATTCAAATTGTAGATCCAGACAGCGGAGAGCTATTTGAATTATATGACGATAATATTTCAACACAGTTTATTTACTCATATCCTGGAAATAAATCATGGGATTACTTTATTACTGATGACTTATATTACAATGAAACAGAACAATCTCTTTCTATAAAAAAAGCAACTGGTTCAAAGACTGTAGTTCTTACAGACTACATTTCTTTACCATATGCTGCTGTTTTAGATTCTTCAAAAATTGAGTGGGACGGAACAAGTGGCATAACAGTAGAAGCATCTATAGATGGCACAACATATGAAACATGCGAAAATGGTCAAACAATTCCTCAATTCACACTTGCAAGTTTTGACACAGGCAAGCAAATTTATTTAAAGATAACTTTATCAACACCAGATAGCAACAAGTATTTGCCAAAGATATCTACGCTTCAGATTAAATTTTATAACAATCAAATAGCCTACGCTTTAAATAGCTCAAGTTACATATCAACACTTGAGGGGGTATCTGGAGTCTCAGTATATGATATTACAATAGGTAATAATAAGTATCCAATTTTATCAAGAAACAATAAAAACGGAATCAGGACAATTCAAGATTCAGGCTTTTATATTAACACCACATCATCAGTTCATACACTTGAATTTTTCTATACTCCAGACGCATTGACAGATAGTGGTCTTGTGTCAACCATATCAACAGGCGGATATTCAGCATCAAATTATTCATGGAGAAATACGGGAACAATTAGTAAAACTAATATATCTGCTATATATGTAAATGATATAAACAAGACATCTGAGACAGATATTGCAAATGTATTTAAAGTAGGGCAATTGCACCACGTTGTAATAGTATTTTCTAGCCCAGTTAGCGGACAATTAAAGTTTGATTATTCTTTATACGGATCAGTTGCTGGCCTATTTCAAAATATAGCATTATATCCAGATCAGTTTACAAGCCTAAAAACAACCCAGCACTACCACTTGTACATATACGGATCAACCTCTACTGTGTTAGATAATGATACTGCGTCCATGACCGTGACAGAAAACTCAGTAGACTACTACGATAATGACTGGATTGTGATACAAAACTCATAATTTTGTCACACAGCCTGACAAAAAGCTGGACTTTGACACCAAAGAATGGTAAAATAAAATACTATGGAAATTAAAAGGGTCAATCAAACCGTAATTGAAGAAACCACGCTTGGTATCTATGTGTGGGAAATGCCTGACGGAAGATGGATTGGCGATGATGAAGGCAACTATTTATCAATAGCATCCCATAAAGGTAGCAAGGCAAACATGGCGGCTTTAGCAGCAGAGGTAGCATCCTTTGGAATTGATGTGGGTCAGCCTAAATTTTTATCTAACAGACGTAAGATTGATGATGAACAATTTGAATATCAGAAGGCAAGACTTGAGCAGGGCTTGATTCCTGACCCATTTGATATTGGTAATTATAAAGATGAGCTAGCGGCTTACAACAAGAAGAATCCAGTAATAGGTGGATCAGGGAGATAACTATGGAGTTCGTTCAGGATAATGATTTAGAGTCAACAGATAGAATTCAAATTTCTTCTGCATCAGACTTGTTTCAACTAAAGAAAGAAAAAGATCATTCAGATCCATTCATGATGCAAGAGGATGACCTTAGAAAAGTATCTGGTCTAAGTTCTAGCTTCCGTCGCAAGATGGGTAGAGAATTATCTAAAGCATTTATGGGTAGAGAAGAAACTGGAACACAGCAGAATCTACTGCAGCAAGCTATAACTGGCTATGCGATGTTTGATTTAGTTGAGCCTCCTTACAACCAAGAGTATCTCTCAAGAATTTATGAAATCTCAACTTACAACTATGCAGCAATTAATGCAAAAGTTGCAAATATTGTTGGCCTAGGCTATGACTTTACTGAGACAAGAAAAACAAATGATGCGTTCGACTCAATTACTGACGACAAACAATTAGAGCGAGCAAGAAGAAAGCTTAATAAGTTAAAGCAAGATTTACAAATTTGGCTTGACTCAACAAACGATGAAGACACATTTACACAGACGCTTATTAAGGCGTACACAGATTTAGAGTCTACAGGAAATGGCTATATTGAAATCAGCCGAACTACTGCAGGCAACATTGGATACATTGGACACATCCCGTCAAAGACAATGAGAGTTCGTCGCCTACGTGATGGATTTATTCAATTGCTTTACGGCAAGGCTGTATTCTTCCGCAACTTTGGAGATGTAGATACAGAGAATCCGATTGCAGGAGGAGAAGATAGACCTAACGAAGTTATCCACCTAAAGAAGTACACTCCAACAAATAACTATTATGGAATCCCAGATATTATTGCAGCCCAGAACGCTTTAGCTGGAAATGAATTTGCTGGCAAATATAACCTAGACTACTTTGAAAACAAGGCGGTCCCAAGATATATTATTACAGTCAAGGGAGCAAAGCTTTCTCCAGAGTCAGAAAGAAAATTGCTTGAGTTCTTCCAGGTTGGATTAAGAGGAAAGAATCATAGATCTCTTTATATCCCACTTCCAGCAGATTCACCTGACTCAAAGGTTGAATTTAAGATGGACCCAATTGAGGCTGGGACTCAAGAATCTTCATTTAATCTTTACCGTAAGGCAAATAGAGATGAAATCCTATTAGCTCATCGTGTGCCAATTAATAAAATTGGAACTCCAGAGGGAGTTAATTTGGCGGTGGCAAGAGATGCCGATAAGACATTTAAAGAGCAGGTTTGCCGTCCAGCACAAATGACATTAGAGAAGAAATTAAATAAGATATTCGAAGAAAAAACAGATGCCCTTTCTCTTAAATTCAATGAATTAACTCTTACTGATGAGGATACTCAATCTAAGATTGATGAGAGATATTTAAGAATGCAGGTAATTACTCCTAATGAAGTCCGTATTCGAAAGGGAATGATTCCTATTGATGGCGGAGATGATATGGTTGAATTAAAGCCACAACAACAGGCTGAAATTAGAACACAAGCAAATAATACCCGTGTCCGAGAGCAACAAAGACAAGGAAATTCTCCAGATATCTCTGGTGAAGGACGAAATGCTCAGGGCGACGGCAGACAGGTTGAATAACTTTACTCAACCATTATTTGCCTTTTTATCTACAAATAGATAAAATTAAGCATATGAACATTGAAAAGTCTTTATGGTCTTCAAATGGCGACAACATCGTTTTGTCTGTGCCATTCACCAAAGTAAATCGTGAAAAAAGAACTGTGTCAGGTTTTGCAACATTAGACAATGTTGACCAAACTGGTGACATGGTTACATCAGAAGCAAGTATGAAAGCGTTTGAAAATTTCCGTGGAAACATTCGTGAGATGCATGGTCCAAACGCTGTAGGCAAGATGATTTCATTTAGACCAGAAACATACTATGATACAGAAACAAAAGAATTTTATAACGGAGTATATGTAGACGCATATGTTTCAAAGGGCGCACAAGACACTTGGGAAAAGGTTCTTGATGGAACCCTAGCAGGATTTTCAATCGGCGGAAAGATTACAGAGTCAGACAATGAAGTTAACAAGTCAACAGGTAAGCCAGTAAGATTTATTAAGGGCTACGAATTGATGGAACTATCAATTGTAGATTCACCAGCAAATGAGCTTTGCAATATCTTGTCAATTCAAAAGATGAATGGACAAATGATCTTCAAGGGCATTGCAGTAGATGTCGTAACAGAGAATATTTTTTATTGCAAAGAAAGCGATTCTGTTTTTATCTCAACAGAA